AGATATAATTGAATATATTAATATTAATAAAAAAGATAATAGTACAAGTGATATAACAATAGTACTTAATAATTTTGAATTTAATGAAGATTATGATAATGATGATGAAAAATATTATTTATCATTTACAAAAAATATAGAATCAAAGGAAAACAATTTTATAATAATTAATGGAAATAAAAACTCAATAGAATTAGCAAAAGATAAATATAAAAAATTACAAATAGAAAATATACATATAAATTTAACTATTAATCAAAAAAAATTAATTTTAATTATAAAGATTAAATATGATGAATTATTATTACCAATATATCTTGAAAATTTTGTTGCTAAATTATTTGGTAAATTATTTTTAAAATTAATAAAATATTATGTTATAAATAATAAATAATAAAACTCATAATTTAACTGATTCTTCAAATGATGAATATCTTGAAAATTCATCTTTAATGATTTTATTGTTTTCAGGATTATTACCTAATCCAACTACAACAGAAAAAATTGGTAATATACCTAAAATCATATTATATATGTTATCTGTAAATTCACAATTAAATTTTTTAAATAAACTTAAAAATATATAAATGTCATTGATAACAACTTCAATATCATTATTTTTAAATAAATTATGAGTAAAATGTTGATTAATTATATAATTTTTTAATTCTAAATTATTATTTTGATTAATATTATTAAAAATATTTTTATAATTTTTGTTGTCAAACATATATTCAATAAATTCAATAAATTTAAAATTAAAAATACAATTAATAAAATGGTAACAAAAACTACAATCTGAAATACTTAATTTAATTATCATACCAAAATCTAATACGCCAATTTTATATATTGTATTTTCTTCTATTTTTTCTGTAATAAAAAGTATATTTCCAGTATGTAAATCACAGTGCAAAATATTTTTCATAAATATTGAATTTTTAAAAAAATTTACTAAAGGTAATATGAATTTATTTTTTTCATATTCACTTAATTCATTAATTTTTTTCCCATCAATATAATCCATCAATATAATACCATTTATTTTATTTGTATAAATTGGATATACGTTGGGACAAACGCAAAATTTACTTTTTTTAAATTTGTTATGAAATAATTCAATATTAATAATTTCATTTGAAAAATTTTTTTGTTCATAAAATTTTTTTTTATTTTTTTCAATTATTTTATCAAACATTAAAACATTTATATATGGAATAAATGACATTAATAATCCTATTTTTTTTAAAAGTGACAATCCTTTTTCTAAATCTGTTTCAATATTATTTCTTAATAATTTTATAACAATTGGATTATTATTTAATGTACCTTTTAGAACAATTGAAATTGTTCCTGAATTTATTGGTTTAATATTATTTAATAAAAAAATATTATTTTGTTGTTTAGATACAACATATATTTGTAATATTTTTTTATAATTTATATCTAAATCATTATATGGAGTATTATTTGTATAATTATTTATAAAATTAAATATTTCATCAGTAATATATTTATTTTTTTGTCTTTTATTAATAAAACTCCATTGAAATATTTTAGCAAATATAATATTTAATTCAGCTAATTCCTTTATAATATTTATAATATATTCATTATATGTTAATAGTCTGCATATATATTTAATGGAATTAATAATTAATATTTTAAATATAAATATAAAATATATCATTATATATATGATGATATATTTTATATTTTTCTTATTTTTTATTATGTTTGATATAAAAATATTGAATTCATCAATTAAATATATTTCAAATATTTACGATAACGTTAAAAATAAAGAAATATTTCAAGAAAATTTTCATAGTTTAATTCATTACACAATTTCAAATTTAATTTTAAGTGTGATTTTTTTTAATAACATTGATTGTATTAATACTAATGGAACATTTATGTTAAAAACAGAATGTTCTGAAAATTTAAATCTATTAAATTTATATAATTTATTAATAATTTATGAATCATCATATTACATAATTTCTTTAATATATTTATATTTTTATAAAAAAATAAAAAGAAAAGACCAATTAATTATGTATATTCATCACATTTTAACAATGTTATTATTTAAATGTTCATATATTAACAATATAAGTATTAAGTTTGGTATATATATATTATTTACACATAATTTATGTGATATTCCCCTAAATATATATATGTTATTAGATAATCATATGAATTTCAATAAAACAAAGTTAATTGAAACAAATAAAATAATAATATATTATCAAGATTTAATGGCAATTTTATCAATTATATTTTTTGGATATTTAAGGATGATAATGTTTGGTAGTTTAGTATTTCACATTTTATATAATTCATACCACAATTACATAATAACATTTAATATTTTTTTAAAGTTATGTTTTTATATTGCTAAATTATTGGTGTTAATTTTATATTGTTTAAATATTTTTTGGTTTTATTTAATGATTAGAGGTATTATTGATAAAATTTATAATAAAAAAAATGATTATTATAAATAATATATATAACAATTATTTAATGGATTTTTTTTTGATACAATTTGTTAATGTACATTTTTCATATTTAGATTTAATATTAATTTTACTTTCTAAAAAAGTTTTAATTTTATTATCTTCACTTAAATTATTTTTTCTGATATCTTCTATACATATAAAATCATATTGTTCAGATAAATATATTGAATATTTATTTTTAATGTCTATTATATTTTCTATTAAGTTTTTATTATCTGTTTGTGTTAATATTAATGTTTTTTTTGTATTTTTTAATTCTAATTTATTGTTTAATAGCCAATGTAAATAAAATCCATCAATAAAACAAAACATATTACTTGTTCTAAAAATTGTTTTTCTTAATTTTTTAATATATTTATCATATATATTTAAAAAATCATCAACCATATTTTTTTTAAATGTACGCAAACAATGACCAATTGAACGAACATAATTAATTTGTTTATTATTTTTTTTAAATATTTTTTTATATGTATATTTTCTTGACATATCAACACCAGAATCAAAATTAAATATATCAATATTAATTTTACTATTTAAATCCAAAAAAAAATCACTTTCTGAATACCAAATTAATTTTCCTTCATCACTAACTAAATCTTCTTGATATATATAATTATTTAATATAAAATCATCATTTAAATAAATATAATATTCAGATAAATTTGGTATTTGATTTAAAACAGATTCAAATGATTGAGAATTAAAACTTATTTTGCCTAATAAATCTTTATCTGAAATAATTATAATATTTTTATTTGAATTTAAAAAATCAGGTTTTGAACCGTAATTTGTAACAAGATAAATTTTACCAATTGAAACTTTAAATATTTTTCAATTGAACGTAATGAATATTTTAATTCTTCTAAATTAGAATTTGACCGATTTATTATATTAAATGTACCATTTCTTTTACTAAAGTAATAGTTATAATCTATTTTCCAATGTTTGTTTGTAAAATCAATCCATGTATAAATAATATCAAATGTAATTTTTTTCATTTATATTAATTAGTTAATATAATAATTTTATATTTATCGTGATGTGAATTAATCAAGTTTTAATAATTTCATTAGAACTATAAATTCATCTTTAAAAGAAATATCAATACAATTTAAACAAACAAAATTTTTTTTTAAAAATCTTCTATTTATTATTTTTTTTTTAAGTAAAAAAAATAAAATTTGAAGCAATTTTTTATTGGCGATAAATAAACTATTATTATAATTTAAATTTATTAAAATATTATTATTTAAATATTGTTCATAATTCATAGCCAAAAAATTATAATTTATACTTGTTCTATTTCTAAATTTATTTTTTCTTAAATCATCTAATTCATTAATAAAAACATTATCCATTTTTTTAAGTGTATTTTTTCTAAAAATTTTAATTTGGTGAGAATTTATAAATTGTTCATCATTAATAATATTTTTATTTAAAAGTAATTTAGCAGTTATATATATTCTTTTTGTATATTCGTTTAAAAAAGAATTACAAAATATTTTATTTAATGGATATTTAATGGAATATATTATTAATTTATCATTAATAATAAAATCACTTTTTTCCATTTTACTAAGACAAAAATAATCATCATTTCCATATAAAAATATTTCACTTAGTCCAGGAATATTGTGAACATATGATTCAATAACATCAGAATAAAAAGTTGGAAGATATTTTTTTGGAATAATTTGTTTATGATCTATTATAATTACTTTGCTTGTTTCAATTAATTTAGGATTAACAGGTGGTATTTGGTTATCAGTAACTATATATATCTTATTAACCCAATTTAAATTTTTAAGTATAGAATTGACAGAATATTTTATTTCTTCTATATCTTCGTATCTATGAACCGGATTATATATTTTATTTTCTTCTTTCAAATATTTATTCTTTTTTTCAATGTGTTTGGGGTCATGTCCATTAACATATAAAAAAACAAAGTCAATTTTCATATTAAATTAATATTATATATATATATATATATATTAATTACAATGACATATACAAAAATTAATTTATATTTAATGTTTTCATAATATTAATGAAATCATCTTTAAAAGAAATATCAATACCATTTAAACAAACAAAATTTTTTTTTAAAAATATAATACTTATTATTTTGTATTTAAATAAATAAATAAATTTACAATTATTGCCAACATTATAACAAAAACTATTAGTAAAATAAAGTTTTATTAAAAAATTATTATTTAAATATTGTTCATAATTCATTGATAAAAAATGATATTGAATACTTGTATTATTTCTAAATTTATTTTTTCTTAAATTATTTAATTCTTTACTAAAAACATTTTCAATTTCTTTTAATGTTTTTTTTCTAAAAATTTTAATTTGGTGTGAGTTTATAAATTTATCACTATTACACCTTTTTCACTGAAATTCAGGACAATCATTCAAGTTATTTGAGTGCAATTGTACCTCATAAGAGGCTCGGTATAACTTGACTCCTAAGAAAATAACATAGGTTATTTTCTGGAGCA